AGCTGATGGCCCTGGTGGACTGCCTGGGCGAGAAAGGCCTTGGCCTGCTGCCAGAGCCCATCATCGCCGAGGCGCGTCAGTTTGTGGTGCAGATGGCGAAAGAGCGACAGAGCGCGCTGAATGCAGACCACCCGATGGTGACGGAGTTCTGGGAGGCGTTCGACTACATCGAAGGCACCGGCGATAGCAGCAAACCCAAACTGAACCACTTCGGCCCCGAGGCCAAACAGATCGCCGTGAACCTGAAGGAATTCGAGCGCTGGTGTGGCGAGTTCAAACTGCGCGCACCCGATATGCGCACGCTGAAACACCTGCTGCGCACCAGTAAGACCCGCAAGTTTATTGAGTCCAACCGCTCGGTACGCAGCAAGATCACCGAGACGGAAAAGACCGTGAAGTGCTGGATATTTGATCGAGATTGAACCGGGCCGAACGGCCTGAAATGAAGCGGCTCCCGATACCGCCAAGCATCCGGGAGCCATGAAGGAGTA